ACAAGGTGTACGCGTCCGGGCTGCCCGACTCCTCAGGAGACTTCGGCGGCTACATGGATGCGGGCACGTCGCAGACCTACATCGCCGCATCAGACGGGCTGCCGCGCGCCTTCTACCTGTACTGGGACGCCGTCAATGATCCCTCGTCGTACTGGTATGGCCAGATCCTCCCGGACTTTTCCGCCGACGGTGCCATTGGCGGCCCGGTGAACTTCAAGAGTTCCTGGAACGCCAGCGGCCCCATTCAGAGGTACACGGCGTTTGGCGGGATGGGCACCTGATCAGCGGCCTGAATACCTAATTCTCAAGGAGAGCGCGTGGCGAAGGTAACGATCAACGGCGAGGTCTTCGACTGGGACCCGTCCCGGCGCCCCCTGTCGGAGGCGCTGGCCATCGAGGCCGGGCTGCAGATCCCGTACGTGCAGTACCGGGAGGAGCTGGCGCAGAACACCACGCGCGCGGTGGCGACGTACATCTGGCTGGTGTGGCACCGCGCGGGCCGCGACGTCGCGCTGGCGGACATGCTGGCCGGCAAAGTGGAGGTCGACCTGGGCGCCATCGGGTACGAGGACGATGATGCCTCGGACCCTACCGGCCAGACCCCAGCTCCTTCGAGTTCGACCGGCGAAGGTACCTCGGGGTCTTCGCCCAGCAGCTCGGCATAAGGCCCTGGGAGTTCGCGCTGCTGTCGACGGACGAGTTCGAGTGGCTGATCGACTACGTCGAGAGTGACAGCGGCTAGTTATCCGATTCCCAGTCGCCGGTTAGGCTGCGGCTCATCTCGCACTGGGCGATGTTGTAGCCGCCCGTGGTGACCGACTCGGCGACAACCTTCCCGTCAATGCCGATCTCGCAATGCACTACTCCGCCCCCCTGCAATTGCGCGGTAAGTGCGTAGAACGCCGGGTTCTGCAGGCCCTGAGTCACCTTCATGGGTGACGAGCCGGTGAGCGAGCTGCCGGAGGACCCGTAGGTGACCGTGGCGGCCGATCCCCACACTTCGTAGGTGACAGTCTCTGGTGCGGTGCCCCCGGTGCCGGGATGGCTGATGTGGCTGCCGAAGATGAGGATGACGACCAGGATCGCCAGTCCGGCCGCAGCTAATCCGCTGATGACCTTCTTCCTCGGCATGCGCGGCCGGGGCGCATTCGGGTCATAGGGCGGCAGGGGCTGCGTCATTGCCCGAGATTGCGTGGCGGTGACCATCCGGGGGTCGGCTGGTTGCCGCGAGCGCTCCTGATAATCCACACGGGCGCCCACAGGCCGAACGTGAAGACGGTCAGCAGTAAGTGCAGGATGTGCTGACTGGCGGTCAGCGGAGTCTTGACCGGCATCGGGCGCGCAGGCGCGCTGTAGCGCTCCCTGAGTTCCTGGTTGACCTCAGCGCGCCTGCGCGCGCCGAAGCCCAGCTTGTAGGCGATGTCATCCACGGCCGTTCTCTCCCGTCCGGGCCTTGACCCGCTCATACCAGTCGACGCTGACAACGACTGCCGCTGGTTTTCCCTGCCTCGTGATCACGGTCGGCTCGTCCATCAGTCGCGCCTTGTCGACGACATCCCCGAGAGTGCGGCGCGCTCCTTCGATGCTCACCTGATCCATGCCCCAGGAACCTACAGGAACTTAAGGATCTAGTCAACGGGAGGCGCGCGTGGCCGGTCTGGCCGATGGCGCCGAGCAGTTCGCCGCGCTGTCCCGGCGGCTGAAGGAGGCGGGCGAGACGGGGCTGCGCCGCCAGCTCGGGAAGGCGTTGAACGAGGCCGCGAAGCCGATCACGAAGGAGATCGGCGACGCCTCGAACCTGCGCCGCTACATGCCCGACCGATACGCCGACACGCTCGCCGCCGACATCATCGTGAGCACCGTCGGCAAGGGCAGCATCCGCAATCCAGGCGTCCGCATCGCGGCGCGGGGGCGACTGAAGGGCCGCAAGGTCATCAAGCTGAACGACGGCACCATCACGCACCCGCTGTACGGCGACCGCGAGCACTGGTTCGTGCAGCTGCGCGGCATGCGATCGGGCTTCTTCGATGACCCGTGCAAGAAGTCGGGGCCGGACGTCCGCGAGAAGATCCTGGCCGCCATGCACGAGACGGCCTCGAAGATCGAGGGACGGTAGGGCAATGGCCGAGAAGCTCCAGTTCGACATCCTGGCCAATGACCGCGCGTCGGAGACGTTCAGCTCCCTGGGCCGCAAGGCGTCGGCCGCCTCCGATGACGTACTGGGCCTCGGGCGCCGCCTTGATGAGGTGGGCCGCAAGTCGGCCACGGCCACGGTCGGGCTAGCCGGCAACAAGGAAGCGCAGGCGCAGCTCGACAAGCTGGACCTCAAGCTCCTGACGCTCGGCCGCCGGGTCACCGATCCGAAGATCAGCATCGACGGCGCGGCGAAGGCGTCCGCTGAGATCTCGGCGCTGGACGTCGAGATGGACAAGCTCATCGCGAAGTCGGCAGAGACTGAGGCAGCCGTAGGCGCGGGCGCCGGCGGCCTGTCGGGACCGTCTGGGATGGGCGCGCTGATCGGCGCGGGCGTGGTGCTGAGCCCCGTGCTGACGACGGTGGCGTTCGGCTTGGGCGGCTTCGGCGTGGCGGCAGCCGGGGCGGTCGCGCCGATCGTAAAGGCGGCCGGGGCGACAGGCGGCCTGGCCGCGAACATGGGCAAGCTGGACCCGGAGCAGCGCGGGCTCGCCCTGTCGGTGCTCGGGCTCGGCAAGGAGTACGACCAGTTTCAGAAGTCCCTGCAGCCCGAAGTCCTCAATGTGTTCGGCAGGGGGATTCAGTTCGCCGGGGATGTGATGCACGCGGTCCAGCCCGTGGCGGTCGCTACCGGGAAGGCTATCGGGGGGGTCCTGGGTCAGGTCGACGCCGAGTTCAAATCCGGGACCTGGACCAATTTCTTTAGCTTCATGGCCAAGACCGCCGGCCCTGACATTGCCCTGCTGGGAAATACCTTTACTGACGTGCTGAATGTGCTGCCAGGACTGATAACAGACCTGCAGCCGGTTACCGTCACGCTGCTGAAGGACGCCGATGCGGCGGTGAAGTTTGTCGGCGCGCTGGTAAAGGTCTACGACGCCGAGCAGAACTTCATTCAGAACACGAAGGACAGCAGCGGATGGCTGGGCAAGCTCGGCCATGCCGCCGGGGATGCCTTCAACCAGCTGATTCCCGGCTCATCTGAGGCGAAGAAGCTCGGCGGCGACCTGCAGCACATGGGCGCCCAGGCCAGCGGGCCGGGCGCCAGCGGGATCAACGCCGTCACTGCTGCCGCCAAGCCTGCGGCCACGCAATTGCAGATGATCACGACGGCGCTTACCGGCCTCGACAATCTGCTGTCGGACCAGTCGGCGCAGGTCGCGTGGAAGCAATCGCAGATCGCGGCGACCAAGGCCGTGCAGGCCGGGTCGTCGGCGCTGGACGGCAACAGCTCGAAGCAGCTCGCCAACCGGCAGCTCGTGATCGACAGCACGCAGAAGACCGAGGCGTTCGCCAACATCCAGGCGACCACCGGCCACAACATCGACGGCGCCACGAAAACGCTGCAGAACCAGATCAGGTTCCTGCAGTCGACCGGCGATAAATCCGACTGGGTGACGGCGCAGATCAAGGGTCTGAAGAAGGCCGAGGATGCGCTGAAGAACCGTCACCTGATGATCGACGTCGATGCCCACGGCCAGTACTCCGTCCAGGCCATAGCCGCTGCGGGCGGCCACGGCGGCGACCAGCGCCTGCTCGGCGGCGCGGCGGCGGGCGCATTCGTGACCGGCGGCGTCCCCGGCCGGGACTCGGTCCTGGCGCGGGTGATGCCCGGCGAGCTGATCGTGCCCACGCCGATGGTCAGCTCCGGCGCCGTCGACCACCTGCGCGGCCGGATTCCCGGCTTCGCCGCCGGGGGCCTGGTCGGCTCCTACTCGGGCGCGGTGGGCGGCCTCGGCCCGTGGCTGACCGCCGACACGGACGCGTTCGCGAAGATCCTGGAAGGCGCGACCGCAAAGGCGGCCAGCGCCGGGCTGGCCGCCGCTGCGGCGCAGTCGGCCGGCGGCGTCGGCGGCGGGGTGTCCCGGTGGGCCGGGACGGCGCTGCAGGCGCTGGCGCTACTCGGCCAGCCCGCCAGCGACCTGGGCACCGTGCTGTCCCAGATGTCCACCGAGTCGGGCGGCAACCCGCTGGCCGTCAACCTGTCCGACTCCAACGCCGCGGCGGGGACGCCCAGCGTCGGCCTGATGCAGGTGATCGGCCCCACGTTCGCCGCCAACGCCGGGCCGTTCGGCGGGACAGGCCCGTTCGCCTACGGCACGTCGGAGAACCCCCTGGCCAACATCTTCGCGGGCCTGCACTACGCCATCGGGCGCTACGGCGACCCTGGCTGGACCGGCGTCCTGGGCCACGGGCATGGCTACGACTCGGGCGGCTGGCTGCCGCCCGGAACCACCATGGCCGTCAATAAGACGGGCCGCTCCGAGCGGGTGGTCAGCCCGGCGCAGAACGACCAGATCGTCAGCGTCCTGCTGGCCATCCATGACGTCCTGGCCGCCAGTCCCGCCGCGACCGCGGCCGGGATCACGGGCGTCTACGGCGCCGTCGCCCGCGCAGCCGGCTACCGCGCGCTCTACGGCAACCGATGAGAGGACGCCGGTGACCGACTCGCTCACGATCGCCGACCAGTTCGAGCTCGCCGGCCAGCCCGGCGGCGTGCCGTCGGCCGACCCGCGGTGCCCCGGCGCGAAGTTCCAGCTGATGCCGTCGTTCGACCTGGGCGCGCCCGAGCCGACGTCCGCGGTCGTCGCGTCGCTGCTGCTGGACGGCGAGCACCACACCGGGTACCGGTTCTCGAACCGCACCATCGTGCTCCCGGTCAAGATCACCGCGCCGGACTTCTTCACCCTGGCGGCGGCCCGCGAGGTGCTGCTGCAGGCGATTAACGCGCCGTCGTGGCCGATGCGCTGGACCCGCGACACCGCGGGCCCGCTGGCGGGCGCGACCACGGCGATGCCGCTGATCTTCGACTGCGAGCGCGCGGGCGCGTCCACCCTGCAGTGGGGCGGCCCGGACGGCCACAACCGCAACCCCATCGCGCTGATGGGCCTGACGTTCGAGGCGCAGCCGTTCGGCCGCTCCGACGTCCCGGTCATCGTCGACTTCACGTCCCCGCTGGCCGGGGTGACGGCGCCCCCCTCCCCGGTCACCGTCGACAGCTACAGCAGCGTCTCGGGCACCAACTTCACGCAGTCGCTGATCGGGCCGGGTCCCAACAGCGCGCACTGGTCGCCGCCGGGCGGCAACCCGACCGGCACCGGCATCAGCGCGGCCTACGCCAAGACGGGCCTGACCCTGAACCTGACGGGCCTGACCGCGCTGACCGCGTGGGTGGGATTCGGGTCGACGCAGTACTTCCAGTACTGGGCCAGGGCGGGGGGCCCGGTCACGTTCTCGCTCACGCTGACCGACAACGCCAGCCACGTCCTGTCGTTCGCGAAGACCATCAGGAACGTCAAGGGCAGCAACTCGGCGACCAGCCCCAAGTTCGTCAAGCTGCGCGTGCCCATCCCGCAGATCACCAACGCGGCGCTCCCGTTCAACTTCGCGTCGGTGACCGCCTACAGCTTCAATGTCACCAACCGGGCGGCCGGGGACCTGCGCTATGCCAACTTCTACATGGACTCGCTGACGGCGGTCCCGCCGCAGGTGCAGGCGGGTATCGCGCCGCAGCGCGGGTGGGTGTACGACCTGGCCGGGATCGTCGGCACCGCCCGCGGCCCGGCGAGCTGGCAGTTCCAGCAGGGCTCGCCCGCGGTGCTGACGACCCAGCGGTTCAACACCGTCGGCACCACCCAGTGGGTCGCCCCGTCTGGGGTGACCAGCGCCACCGTGCAGTGCATCGGGCCGGGCGGCGGCGGCTCGTCGCGCATCGTGAACTCCAGCGCGGGCGGCGCCGGCGGCAGCGGGGAGTGGGCGCAGGAGGCCGGCGTGGCACTCACCCCGGGGAACCTGTACGCGATCACGATCCCGCCCGGCGGCGGCTCGGGCTCCACCTCGCCGGGCACCGTCTTCACGGGCGACGCGATCACGGTCACGGCCCACGCGGGCGCGTCCGCCGCGGCGAACTCGACCGTCGGCGGCGCGGCCGGCTCCGGGTCCGCCAACACCTCGCACTTCTCCGGCGCGGCGGGCGGCGCCGGGAACAACGGCGGGTTCGGCGGCGGCGGCGCGGGCTCGGCCGGCCACGACGCCGCGGGCCACGCGGGGGTGGCGGGCAGCTCCGGCGGCGCGGGCGGCGCGGCGGGCGGCGGCACGTTCCCGAACAACTCCGGCAGCGCGGGCGGCAAGGGCGCGACGTCGGCGCTGGCCCAGAACGTCACCGGCTCGCCGGGCGCGGGAGTGGGCGGCGGCGGCGGCGGCGGCGGCAAGGGCACCAGCCCCGGCTTCGGGTTCGGCGGCCTGGGCGGCCAGGGCCAGGTCACCCTCACCTACCTGGCGCCTCCCACGTTCCAGACGCTGGTCGCGCACCGGCCCTCCCGGGACCAGCCCGACACCCTGTGCCCGTTCGTGTCGCCGGGCGTGACCGACGTCCCGGACGGCACCACCGAGTACCCGGTGCCGTCGCTGATCGCGGGCCTGAACGCCCGCTTCGCCGGGACCTACACCGTGATCCTGGTGAATAACGCCTGGCACTCCCCGGCGCTGTCGCGGACGCTGATGGTGACCGTGAACGAGTACGAGTACGTCGGCGGCCCCGTCGTCTCGGTGCCGCCCACCCCGCTGGCCGTCATCCCGAACAACCTGAACTCCCCGATGGTGACGCTCGGCGAGCTGACGCTGCCGGTGAAGGCGCTCGCGCCGGAGAACTACGACGCCAGCTTCACGGTCACCATCACCAGCTCCGACACCGCCGACACCTTCCTGGACGTCCTGTTCCTCGACACGATGGGCAGCACGGTGAAGGTGGAGACGGCGACCGCCTACCAGTCCATGTGGGTGGACGAGCCCACGCCCGAGGCGGACCTGGGCCTGGTGCTGGCCTCCAGCTTCGACCGCGGCGACGCGATCAGCGTCCTGGACCGGGCGCAGATCTCCGGACCCGGGCTCGGCGTCGACCCGGACAACAACCAGACGCTGCTCGTCTACGCGGTGGAGGGCGCCCCGAGCGTCGAGCTGACGTACTGGCCGCGCTGGTGGATGGACCGGTTCTCGTGACGCAGGCCGGGACGTCCCAGGTGCAGACGCTGACGCCGCAGGGGACCGGGGCCAGGTGGCTGGGCACCCTGGGCCACGTGAGCGCCCTGGCGTACTCCTACGCCCTGCCGGGCGGCCCCGACCAGCTCACCTGCACGCTGCAGGTGCCCGCGAGCTACCGCTCCGACGCGCTCAACCCCGGCCGGACCGTCCGCGCCTTCCGCGGCGCGGCCCCGGTGTGGGACGGCAAGCTGCTCGAGGCGACACCGGGTCCCGACGGCTGGGCGCTCACGGCGAACGGGGCCGGGAACCTGGGCACCGACTTCCGCGACATCTGGACGGCCTGGACGGACGTCAACGACCACGTGAACCAGGCGATCGCCCGGGGCCTGCGCTGGGTGAACCCCGGCCTGTCCAACACGGGCCTGTGGTTCGGGCAGCAGGCCGACCCGGCGTCGCAGACCATCACCGACCTGCTGAACCTGGTGTGCACCAAGGGCGGCAAGACCTGGTACGTGACGGTGACCCCGCAGGCGAACGTGCTGTCGGTGTTCAATCTCCCGGCGGTGCCGGACCGGACGCTGGTCTGCACGACGCCGGTGGCGCGGACGCTGGGCGGCGACGTCAACAGCCTGTTCCTGCGCTGGGAGGACATCGCCGACGGGCCGCTGGGGCCTGCCCAGTTCACGAACGCCAATGTCACGACGGCGGCGAGCATCACCGCGCACGGCACGCAGGAGGGCTACGACGACCTGTCGTCGGCCGGGTTCCAGTCCTCGGCCGCGCCCATCACCGCGGCGGGGAACGCCGCGCTGCAGCGCTACCAGCGGGCCAGCTTCGCGGGGTCGTTCACCGCCCGCTACGGCCAGGTGCTCACCACCGGCGGCCAGCCGGTCGACCTGGGCACCGAGCAGGCCGGGCACGTCTACAAGGTGATCCTGACCGACTTCGGGTACGGCGGCGAGGTCGTGCCCGGCCCGCTGACGTTCCTGTCCGGCGCGTACGCCTATGACAGCGCGACGGAGACGGCGACGATCACCCCGTTCCAGTCCCTGGACCTGTCGCTGCCGGGCATCCTGTCGGCCCTGTCACTGTCCATCCCCCGCAGCAGGCAGCAGCGGGCGGTGCTGACGCCGAAGCCGCCGCTGAAGCGCGGGGTGACCGCCGGGCCCGTGAAGCGGCCGTTCGGCTTCGGCCCCTACCCGCCGCCGGGGCGCTGATGGCCAGCGACAAGTCGTACGCGACCGAGCAGCGGCTCAGCGCCATGCTGGCGGGCGCGATGGTGATGGTGAACCCGGGAATCTGGGCACCCGCGACGTGGGCGGCGCAGACGCCGCCGTCAGGGGCTGTCGGATGGGCGCTGGTCAACGCGTTCACCGCGAACGGGTGGGCGGCGGTCAGCGGCGAGCAGAAGCCTGCGGTCATCCCCGTCTCCTCGCCGCCGAACTCGGTGTTCTTCGTCGGGTTCATGGCGACGTCGCTGACGCACCTGGCCAACGGCACGCAGATCCTCAACCAGCTGCCGTCGTGGGCATGGCCGCAGAACTGCGGCCAGCGGATCCAGTGCGGCACCTCCGGCGGCTCCAGTGCCAACAACACGTCGTACCTGTTCGTCAGCACGTCCGGGATCGTCGAGTGCGAGTCGGTGGTGGCCGGGACGACGAGCGTCGGCTGGTCCGCCGTCTACTCGCTCGACTCGCCGGCCGCACCCTAGGAGGCAGTCATGACCGCGGGAAACCAGCCGACGCCGGCGACCATCAACAACATCGTGTCGGGGCTGGCGCTGTCGCTGCGCAACAACTTCCAGAACATCGTCAACGTGAACTCGTGGCTGCTGTCGGTCGGCGCGGGCAACCCGGTCGCCGTCCTGGAAGCCGCGCCGTTCAGCTTCAGCGCGCCCGACGCCGCGGTGATCGTGTCGGCGCTGGGCAACATGGCGGACCTGGCCGCCAAGTACCAGGGCGGGTCCGGCGGGACGGCGCTGCCGTTCAACTACATGGCGAACACTGAGCCGCTGTGGGGCGCGCTGTGACGGCTGCCGGCCCGCCGCAGCCCCCGTGAGCCTGAGCGCCGGCGACCTGTCGGCGCTCGGCGGCCTGGCGGTGATCGTCGGCGGCGCGGGCACCGGCGCCGCGTCCTTCCTCATCCGCCGCCGCATCTCCGGCGGCCGGGTGGGGACCAGCGACGCGGCCACCCTGTGGGCGCAGTCGCTGGAGATGCGCACGCAGCTGCTGGCGGAGAAGCAGAAGGCCGAGGAGCAGCGGGACCGGCTGATGACCATCCAGGCCGACCAGGTCGTCCCGGTGCTGGGGTCGGTGAACGAGTCCCTGAAGCAGATCGCCGCGTCGCTGGCCATGATCAACCAGATGCTGACCACCCAGGAGCACATGAACGCCATGATCACGGAGCTGCGGGACCGGTACATCGGCGGGAGCGGGTAGCCGCCGTGGCGAGCGACGCGGACGTGGACCGGGAGATCAACGAGATGCTGGCGACGTTCGGCGCGCAGATGGGGCAGATCCAGGACACCGTCTCCAAGATCACGGAGCTGGTGCACCTGCGGCAGGGCCCGGAAGGCCCGGAGGGGCCGGAAGGCCCGCGCGGGCCGAAGGGCGACCGGGGCCCGAAAGGCGACAAGGGGGAGCGCGGGAATGGCGGAGCAGGACCCGGTTGAGGTCGCGGCGCACCTGGCGGAGTCGTTCGACGGCTTCACCGGGCAGCTGTCGCGGCTGCACCGGTCGGGGACGCGGAACCGGGTGGTCATGGTCGTCCTGGCCGTGGTGATCGTGGCGCTCGGGTGGGTGGCGTGGCAGCAGCGCCAGGCCCAGGCGCAGCTGCACGCGACCCAGGCGCAGCTGCAGCAGGTCCAGGGGGCGTCCCACGCGAGCCAGCTCAGGGCGTGCCGGCTGGCGAACGGCGACCGCGCCAGGGACGCCGCGGTGTGGAAGGTGATCCTCAAAGTCCCGGCGAACGCGAGGCCGGCGACGCGGAGGGAGCTGGCCGTGCTGGTCGCGCTGGTCCGCAAGAAGGACGCGCTGCGGGACTGCGCGGCGCTGTACGCCACGAACCGCTGAGGGAAAGGGACTCGCAAATGGATTTCGGCCACGCGCTTCATGAGGTCAGGACCGGCAGCCAGATCGCGCGCGCCGGGTGGAACGGCAAGGACATGTACGTCGCCTACCAGCCCGGCTACCCGGACGGCATCGCGATCAACGCCAACACGGCCCAGGCGACAGGCCGGCCGCAGGGGAGCGTCTGCCGGTTCCTGCCGTACCTGCTGTTCCGCACGGCGCAGGGTGACTTCGTGCCGTGGCTGGCATCGCAGGCCGACGTGCTGGCTGACGACTGGGAAATCGTGCGCCAGCAATGACCGCGCCCATACATCCGAAGGTGAAGAGCAGCACCGCTGCGGCTGCCGTGTCCGGGATCATCGTGTGGGCGCTCGGGAAGTGGGTGCTCCACGGCCAGCTCGACGCGACGACGACCGCCGAGGTCTACGCGGCGGTCCCTGCCGCGTTGACGTTCGCCGCCGGGTGGCTGACGCCCGCCAGGCCGCCGCTCGTGACCGTCGCGGCCGACGAGAAGATGACACCGCCCGCAAACCCGGGAAGCCCCTGATGATAGTGATTACGAAGCTACGATGTAGCACAGGCTTCAGAAAAGAGCGGGGAACGATCTAGGCAGGCGTTCCCCCGGCCAGTAAACAGACGGCCCCGCACTTCCCCTGACGGGAGGTGCGGGGCCGTTCTGCTGCGCTAGCTGC